TGCCGCACCTAAAGCGAAGGTTGCAGAAAAGAAAACTGTCGAAGAATTCTTGGATGACGATAAGGGCATTGAAGAGATCGGTGCAGAGCCGTCATGGTTAGCGGATTCTGACTAATGTCTATTGAATCAATAATGGAAGCAGTGGATGAGAAGATGGGAAAACCCATGTCAAGACGTGGCTATCTCGGTGGATCATCCCTTGGCAAACCTTGTCCAAGAGAGCTTTGGCTTCAATGGCGTTGGTGCTTGCCACCGCTTGAGGGTGCCAGGTTAGCTCGTATTTTTGCATTAGGGCATCAGCTTGAAGATAACATAGCTGAGTTTATCCGTAAGGCTCCTAATGTAAAACTACGCACCCATGAACGATCTGAGCAAATTGGCGGATCGTTCTTCGGTGGGCATTTGTCTTATCATATTGATGGCTTATTGGATTGTGCTGATGGTACATTCCTCTGGGAATGTAAATCAGCCAATTCAAAACGTTTTAATCGTTTAAATAAACTCGGTACTCAAGCAAGAGAAGAAGGTAAAACAAAGAACCTTGCTTATGACGATTGGGATGAAGTTTACGGCGCTCAAGTGCATTTCTATGGTGGCGCTATGAACGAGCAATACCCGGAAGAAGAATTGAAAGGCGCTTATGTTACTGTTTATGACAAGAACACGAGTGCCATCTATTCGGAGCAGATGGACTTCGATCCCATCATTTACAATCAATTAAAGGATAAAGCGTGGTGGTTGCTGAATTTAAAAGCACCGCCACAAGGCGCTTACTCGAAGTCGGCCTACCAGGTAAAGAATTTTATGTCGGATGAGGAGCGTGGTATTTACTTAGGTGAATACACGCCTCTGAATCCTGTATGCCGTACTTGTAAGTTTTCACGTCCAAACCTTACTGATCGAAAGAATCGCGGTCAATGGGGATGTACTCGTACTAAAAAGATCATTGATTACAAGCAGCAATTAGCTGGCTGCTTGGACCATCAATGGATACCAGAGCTAGTTCCGGCGAAACATCTTGGCGGTAATAAATTTGAGAAGAATGACGTTGTTTTTTATAACGTCGGTGCCAATGATCCAATGGAAAACGATAACAGTTATACATCAAGTGAGATTGCGTTCTTATGCCGCAATGAATTTGATTTCGATTCAAACGAAAACTTAGTAAACATCAGAACAACATTTGAAGCAAAAAATCTAAAAGTGGAGCCGAAAAATGGATAGATTTAATAATTTAAAAATGTCTTTAATGCTAGTTACAGTGTTGGCGATATATATGTGGGCGTCTAACGAAGATTACAAAGATTACATGAAAAATAAAATACATTACTGCGAAATGGTGAACGATGGATACCCCAATTATAAAAAACTGGATTGCTAAATTTGATAAGCATTTTAACGGAATAAACCAAAAACTAATTAAGGGAAAAGATATGCAAGAAATACCTCAAGATTTTATGACACTAAAAAAGTTTTATAACACTTATCCTAATCTTCATGCGTCGCTGCCTTCGTTAAGAAACGAAGCGAGACGACGCTATGAGAACGGATTATCTGAACATGGGGTGATCGTTGAAAAACGATCTAATGGTAATGCTCATGCCAGATCATCGTTATTGATCAGTCCATCTAAATACTTTAAGTGGCTAAGTTCTAGTTAAACATTTTTTTGGATAAACTCTTGGCTCTTTTCTGTTGTGGTTTCATATACCGATCAAGCATATTGGTATTTTTCCAACCGCCAAAAGATTTGACTTCATCAACATTAGCGCCCTTCTCAAATATATATGTAGCCCAGGCATGACGAAAATGATGCAATACAATCTTTTCGTTAAATACTGGGTCAGGTTTATCTAATCCAGCCGCCTTCTTTATTATTTCAAATTTGCCAGTAAAACTATTTGCCCATTCTTTTGCTCTAGGTGCTGGTGGAAAAACTCTCAATCCGGGAAACAATGCCTGTTGTGTTTTTAGTTTTAATGCTGTTTTCTTCGATACATAAATATATCGGTCCTCATTATTCTTTGTATCTTTTAAGAATATCTCAGCACCGTCATCGTCAAATTCAATTCGATCCCAGGTTAATAATGCAATCTCACTGCGCCTTGCGCCTGTCTCCCATAGTATTTCTAAATATAAAGGCGTAAACTGCCAGACCCATCCCTTAGTATCCAAATGCTTTTTATCTGCTGCTATTTGATGCGCAGCTTGAAGCAGAGCATCAAATTCATCTTGTGTAATTAATCGCTTACGTTGCTCAATATTGCGAGTACGATTTATTCCATCAATAGGATTAATCAGCGTCCATTTATTTTGTATGCAGATTTTAAATAAGACATCTAAAAATGTTTGATAATCGTATTTAGTTTTACTGCTCCAATTACGTTGATCTTCAATTTCTGACAATCGATTAATTACATCATCAGTAGTAAATGTTTTAACTGGAATACCACCCCAATGATGATCTAATAAAATACGATAAGCAGCTAAATACCGATTAAGTTGATAGTCTGATTTTTCACCATTGACGTTTAATGATTTTGGATTCTTAATAATCCAATTAACGGCCTGATTAAAAGTTACGTTGTTTTGTAACTTTTCTGGCATTGGTTCATTAGCTCTTATCTTATTTTTTAAATCATTAATATATGTTTTTGCTTCGCGTAAAGTTTTAAAATACTTATCTACTTTTATACCGAGAGCGCCATTCTGATACCTTAACTGATAATAAACCTTATTATTTTTGACTACTTTTTTGGCTTTCATATTATCCCCTTAATAATATTAATATTACTGAGTATACATAAAAACATAAAAAAGTTGTGCAAATTTTGTGCAAAACCACAAAAAAACCCCTTCTCTAATCTTCCAAAGAAAATCAGCAAAGAGGTTTAATTCAATAATATCAATGACTTATCTTGGTGCCCGGGGCCGGACTCGAACCGGCACGTCCTTTCGGACAACGGATTTTAAGTCCGTGTAGTGTAATACTCAGTAATACTTATATTAGTTATATTAGCTTATTTAAAGGGTTTCAGAGTATCTTGGTTATTATTGATTATCGTTATTATTAGCGAATCTTTTTGAAATTGAGAAAAAGTTGTGCAAATGTTGTGCAAAATTAGCTCCCTTGTTTGATATGAATCGAGGATGATGATCCACCATTAATATCTATCTTATTAATTTTCCCCTCTTGCTCCATTGTAATCGATACTGAATCACTTTTACTATTTGTTATTTGAATTGTATCTTGTACCTGGCGAATTAATTTTACCTCATTATCATTAACAAAAGTATTAATCTGGGTTTCTGAATCAAAACCGATTGCAGTACCTCTTACTCCATCAGAAGCTAATGATTTTTCAGCTTTTTGTAATTCATCTACGTCTACAATTACATCCAATAAATCTTCTAAAAAATTAACATCCAAATAGTTAATATCTAACTCGGTATATTCCAGGTCATCTTCTTTTAATTCGTCTTGTTCTAATTCGTCAAATTCTAAAAAATCAACATCTAATATATTGGCTGCATTCGTATTAGTTTCATTAACAGTAGATTCTTTTTCTTGAGGTGGATTTACTATGAGCATGTTATCAATCATGCTCATAGTAAGGTCTAATATTACCGATGGTGTTGGGGTAGACTCAAAACTCATTACTGTTGTTGCTTCAAAGGGCTTATTCAAAATAACTTGGCCTAATGCACTATTTACTGTTATTTCCCCAGAAGAATTGCCAAATTCATCAGGCAGTAAAATCACGAGCGTGGCGCCATCAGGTTTCACAGTTATAGCCAGACTTGTTCCACGAATTCCAATTGTGGCTGCATTGGTGCGTATCGAGATATTATCTTTTGGGATTCGTGGCTTCTTACTGGATACGAACCGGGCAGTGCCTTTAACAAACTCAAGAGCCATTGACGATTTACTTGGGTCTGGATCAAATACAAAATTATCTACAACAACCTCACTATGCTCAGTGAGTCTTATAGTTGTCTCATCCCGGAACGTAACGCCCATTCGTCCATTAGCCGTCTCTAACGTATCCATAGAGTTAAGAGAGAAGTCTATAACGCTCTCATAGGGCTTATCTCTTAATACTCTGGTGTTCCCTCTTAACTCTGTGATACTTCCAATATCAACATCCAAGCGACGTTCCTGAGGCATCGTTTTGCTGGATACAGAAAGTACCATTATTGCCGTTAGAAGTAACCTTGAGCCAATCGTTGTCCAATGTTGAAGTTTGATCAATGTCAAATGTCCTTGAGTCGCCGTCATGTTCAATATAGAAATAGCCTTGTGC